GCCATATTATCAACTAATACTTTAGACTTACCTGTACCCATTTCCATAAAATAGCCATATTCTATTTTATCCCAAGATTTTTCTAATGCGGTTTCTTGATGCGCATAAGGTTTAGTTTTATATTTATATTTAAAATTCATAAAATATATCTTTCTTTTTTTTATTTATTCTTTCTATTGACAATAGATATAATAATAGTTATATGGATGTCAAGAGAATAATAGAATAATAGAATGTATAAAAAACAATTTATAGTAGAAGTAAGTTTAACTAATAAACAATATAGTATTGCTAAATCATTAGGTGTTCCTATAAAAGAATATATTGGTAGTTTAAGTAGTATAGCTAAAATAAAAAAAAAGAAAAGAAATGAAAAATAAAATTTTTGAATTATATAAACCAAACTCACTTATGGAGTTTTTAGATTTTTATAAAAAAAATCCAGAAGAAAAATTTGTTTATGTATTACAGCATCCACCAGCAAATATAAATATTTTAGGTGCATCTGAATTTGGTTATTTAGTAATTTGTTTGCCTAATTATGGACCAGATTCACAAATAATATTTAGTTCTGGACCTTTTGTTTTTAAGATGCAAAAAAATTTAAGAGACTTTAGAAAACAAGATTATGTATTGCTCACAGGAGATCCAGCTATTATTGGAATATCTTGTGCAATCGTTTGTGATAAAACAAACGGACAATTTAATCTCTTGAAATGGGATCGACGAGAGACTAAATATTATCCAATTAATTTCGATCTATATCAGAAAGGATAACAATGAGTGAAGTAAAAAATATGATGTTAGAAGATTCAAAAGATTTTCTAGACAATGTAGAAATAACTACTATTGCATCTGAATGTAAAAAATTAAAAGTTTTAGAAGATGAAATAGAAGAACAAGAAAACAAATTAAAAGAATTAAAAAAACAAGCTGACTATATTAGTTCAGAAGTAATTCCTGATTTGCTTAAAGAACAAGGACTTAATCAAATTAAATTGTCTGATGGTTCTTCAGTAACGGTTAAAACAGAATATCGAGCAACTCTTCCCAAAGATGATTTTAAAAGGGAAGAAGCTTATAAATGGCTTCGAGATCAAGGGTTAGGGGACATTATTAAAAATAATGTTTTTGTAACATTTGGTAAAGGAGAAGATAACAAGGCGAAGCAATTGCTAGACCTTGCAGCGGAAAATGGATATCAACCACAACAGAAATCTGATGTGGCTTGGAATACATTAACTGCTCTATATGAAGAGCGTGTCAAGGCCGGCCTTGACATGCCTTCTGATGTTTTTAGTCTATGGATTAAAGACAAAACTAAAATAAGCCGGAAAAAATAAATGGAGAATGAATAATGGCTAATGAAATAAAAGCTAAAACAAACGGATCAGTTTCGTTATTCGGAAATGATCTATCCAAAGGTTTTGAAAACATGACGCAAGAAGATATGGCGTTACCGTTTGTAAGAATCCTAGGACAACTATCACCACAGGTAACTGAAGGTGATGCAAAGTATATAGAAGGTGCTAAACCAGGCATGATCTATAATACTGTTACCAGCGAATTATACGATGGTAAAAAAGGTATCAAGGTTATTCCTTGTTACTACAAAAAAGATTATCCGGAATGGTCTGATAGAGGCGATGGCCCAGGTGCTCCTGTTGCTATACACTCTCCAGGTAGTCCAGTAATCTTAACTGGTAAAAGAGACGGTTCTAAAATTAGATTACCTAATGGTAACTATTTAGAAGAAACGGCTTCTTACTATGTGATGGTACAAACAAAAGCAGGTTCTTATACACCTGCGTTGATTACAATGAAATCAACACAACTAAACGTCAGTAAGAAATGGAATTCAATGATGAAGTCCGTTCAAATTGATGATGGAAAAGGTGGATTTGCAATTCCACCAATGCATGGGGTTGTTTACAATCTAGCATCAACATTACAAAAGAATGATAAAGGTTCTTGGTATGGTTGGGTTGTGACAATGGACAGAATAATGGGACAAGAAGATAAATCTTTATATTTATTATCTAAAGATTTTAATTCTAATGTTTCAAAAGGAAACGTGCAAACAAAAGCTGATGTGGAAGAGACATCAACAAGTGCTTCGACTCCGTACTAGTTGAAAACTAAAGGGGATCGAAAGGTCCCCTTTACACGTAGAAGGAAGAATTATATATGGAAAAATTTAAAAATATATTTGAAGGATTAAAGATAGCTTATGGACAGTATCAAAAAGGAGATAGATCAGATATTGGTAGTAAACAGAAAGGTAAGGCATTCATTGTTAGAAAAGATGTTACTGACGATCTTTGGGAAAAGCATTTACAGGGCGAAGGTGCGGCTTTGGGAATTGTCCCTATTACAGAAACTAACGATTGTAAGTGGGGTTGTATTGATATTGATCAATATAATTTTGATCATCTTTCTCTCGTTAAAAATATTAGAAAATTTAAATTTCCTTTAATAGTTTGCCGTTCTAAATCAGGCGGAGCACACGTATTTTTATTTACAAAAGAATTTATATCTGCATCTTTAATGCAGAGCACACTTAAAAACATTTCAAAAATTTTAGGATATGAAGGATGTGAGATCTTTCCTAAACAAACAGAGATACTTGTAGAACGTGGGGATACAGGTAACTTTTTAAATCTACCCTACTATAATGGAACGAAAGGATTACGATATGCTATCGACGATAATGGCTCCAGTTGTTCACTTGAGGAATTTTATAAGCTCTATGATATTTACTCTTGTACGAAAGAACAAGTCCAAAAAATTAAAATTGAAGAAGAAAAAATAGAAGAAGTTTTTCTCTCTGGTCCCCCTTGCTTAAACAAATTAGCGTCAACAGGTTTTGGTGAGGGGTCAAGAAATAATGCATTATTTAATATTGCCGTTTATTACAAACAAGCTAATCCTGATACTTGGGAAGATGAAATTGTAAAAGCAAATATGAAATATATGAATCCACCATTAAGTAATAATGAGGTTCAACAATTAATTAAATCAGTAAATAGAAAAGGTTATGATAAATATAGATGTAAAGATGCTCCAATAAATTCTGTATGTCAGTCAGGTCTATGTAGAACAAAAAAATTTGGAGTAGGTTTTGGTGAGGAACAAATGCCAATATTAGGTAATCTTACAAAATATACATCTAATCCTCCACAATGGTTTTTAAATGTTGGAGAAAAAAGAATTGAATTAAAAACAGAACAACTTTATAGCCCTGCTCTATTTGCCATTGCATGTTTAGATCAAGCAAATTTAGTTATACCAATTCCTAAACCAAAAGATTGGAAACAATATTATTTAAAACCATTACTTGATAATGGATTAGAAGAAGTAGAACCTTTAGAATCATTAGATCCAATTAATCAACTTACTGGATTACTTCAGGATTGGACTACAAATAGACAATCAGCAAGAACAATGGAAGATATATTTAATAAACTTCCTTACACGGATGAAAATAAAGAATTTACTTATTTTAGAATGGATGATTTTTATGCATTTCTTAAAAAGAATAATTGGGAAATGGATAAAATTAAAACAGGTAATCTTCTTAAAAGATTACAAAATGTTTTTGTAGAAGAGATAAGAAAAAATATTAAGAAACAATATTCAAGATTAATTAAAATTAAAACTATGAAAAAAATAGAACCTTCTGTTTCTAATATAACTTATAACGAGGAACATTTTTAATGTCTAATGTCATAGGAGTTAATTGGAATTTAATTTACAGGAAACAAGTTGAAAAATTAAATAAAACTATTGATAGGTTAAAAAGAGAAAATACTGTTATGAGAATAAGATTAGCTAAACATGAAAAAAATTCAAGAATGGTTAAATGGTATAATGATAGAGATATAAATGAAAACAATAATATTGGGACCACCAGGAACAGGCAAGACGACAACGTTGTTGGATCTAGTGGATCAGTTCATACAAAAGGGGATTAGGCCAAAACAAATTGGTTACTTTTCTTTTACTAGAAAAGCCGCAAAAGAAGCTGCAACAAGAGCTTCTGTAAAATTTAATTTAGATCCTGAAACGGATTTAGAAAATTTTAGAACACTACATTCCTATGCATTTAAACAATTAGGAATGAGTAAAGAAAAAATGATGTCTCCTCAAGACTATAAAGAATTTGGTAGATTGGTTAACATACCTATAAAAACAGCAAAATTTTCAGATGAAGATGGTACTTTTAATTCAGATAATGAATACTTAACAATAATAAATACAGCTAGAGTAAAGAGAATGGATCTTCTTGAATACTACGATCAAAGACAAAACATATTAGATATAGAAAGAGGAACATTGTTTTTAATTGCTGAAGAATTAAAAAGATACAAACAAGAAACTAGTAAAAAAGATTTTACTGATCTATTAGAAGAAGTCATATTAAAAGAAAAGAAAGAAAACTTTGAAGTTTTATTTATAGATGAAGCGCAAGATTTATCTTTAATACAATGGGAATTAGTACGTTCTTTATGGAATCATTCTAAAAAAACTTACATAGCTGGTGATGATGATCAAGCTATATTTAAATGGGCAGGTGCAGATGTAGATCATTTCATTGCTTTAAAAGAAGAAGTAAATAACATACAGGTACTAGATCAATCCTATCGTATACCTGGTGGACCCATACATGAATTATCACAAAGTATTATAAGTAAAGTTCAAAATAGATACGTTAAAGAATATAAACCAAGGCAAGAAGTAGGTATTTTAAAAAGATATTCTGACGTTACACAAGTAAATATGTCAGAAGGAAATTGGTTAGTTTTATCATCAGCTAATTATTTTTTAGATAATGTAAAAGAATTATGTCAATTAAGAGGTTGGTACTATCAATATAAAAATCAAAACTCTGTATCTTTAAAATTATTATTAGCTTTAAATAACTGGGAACATTGGCGTAAAGGAGAAAAATTAGGACACATAGAAATAAAAAACATCTATGAATATCTTGGAGCAAATGTACTACCTGGTTTTAGAAAAGGAAAACTTTTGCATTCTGAACATAAATATACATTAAAAGAATGTATGGAAAAACACGGACTTCTCATTGATAAAGTTTGGTACGAATCTTTTGAAGGGTTAGATACTATTACTGAAAACTATATTCGTAATATGCGTGCTAATGGTGAGCAAATAAATAAGAACCCTAGAATAATAATGTCAACTATACATGGAGCAAAAGGAGGAGAAGCTGATAAGGTTTTATTACTACAAGATTTAACAAGTGCGGCTCTTGAAACATTTAGTAATGATCCTGATGAACTACATCGTTTGTTTTACACAGGTGCGACGAGAGCGAAGCGTGAATTACATATTGTAGATCCAAAAAATTTTGATCGAGCTTATATAATATGAATAAAAATAGAAGAGGAACTTTGTCAGAAAAAAGAGCTATATGTTATTTTATAGAAAAAGGACTAGATGTGTTTGATTCTTGTCAAGATACTGGGACAGTAGATATGATTACTTTTGATCCAGTCACAGGACAAACAGAATGTTGGGAAGTTAAATCTGAAAATTTTAGATTAAGTGGACCAAAGAAAGGATGTCGAATTGCAAGAACAAGACGTAATAAAAAATTTACAAAGATTATAAATATGATTTATGTAGATAAAAATGGAAAAATAAGGGAAGGAAAAAAAAGAAAATGAAATGTTTTTATTGTAACTTTAAGGTTAGATGGAACAATGATTTTGATACGGAAGATACATTTCCTGATTCAGAATATGACATTGTTAGTATGTATCAATGTGATGAATGTGATACGTGGTACGAAGTATTTCATCATAAAAAGGAGAAAAAAAATGAAAAATAAATATAAAAAATTATTAAAATCAGGAGTAATAAATAAAGATGCTAAATTAGGAGATTTAAAATCTTTGTTAAGACAAGTTGGTGGACAACACTACCAGGATTTTGTCATTCAGCCAGCAGAGTTTATAAACAAAAACAAGTTGCTTTTTGCTGAAGGCAACGCTATAAAATATATAGTGAGAGCATCTAAAAAAGGTGGAAGAGAAGACCTTCTAAAAGCTAAACACTATATTGATATGATAATCGAAAGGGATTACGAATGAGAAATACTCAAATACCTTTGTTCACTCCAGAAACAGAGTGGGTGATGCCAGAAGAACTAAAAGATCTTCGCGGCGCTAAAGAAATTGCTATCGATTTAGAAACTTATGATCCGCAGTTAAAAGAGCTTGGATCGGGGAACGTGGTTAAGAATGGTCATATAGCAGGCATTGCGGTGGCCGTAGAGGGCTGGTCAGGCTATTATCCGGTACATCATGAGCAAGGCGGGAATATGGATAAAAAACTGGTGTTTGCGTGGCTTCAAGAACTATTCAACCAGGAAAATACTACATTTATCTTCCATAATGCTATGTATGACGTATGTTGGTTAAGATCAAATGGGTTATCTATCAAAGGTAAGATAGTTGACACTATGATTGCAGCTTCTCTTATTGATGAAAATAGAATGAGTTACCAATTAAACTCATTAGCTAAATTTTATATTGGTATGGGTAAGGATGAAAAGATTTTAATTGAGGCGGCAAAAGAATATGGAGTAGATCCTAAAGCAGATATGTGGAGATTGCCTGCAATGTTTGTAGGTCAATATGCAGAACGTGACGCAGAGGCAACATTAAAGCTTTGGAAGAGATTAGAAATAGAAATATATAATCAAGAACTAACAGATATATTTAGTTTAGAAACTAGATTGTTTCCTTGTTTAGTTGATATGAAATTCAAGGGAGTAAAAGTTGATTTAGAAAAAGCACAACATATTAAACAAAATTTAATTAAAAGGGAAGAGACTTTAATTAAAAAAATTAAAGATTTAACTGGTATAGATGTAGAAATTATGGCAGCTAGATCAATTGCAAAAGCTTTTGATAAGTTAAAACTTCCATATGATAGAACAGAAAAAAGTAATGAACCTAGTTTCACAAAAAACTTTTTACAAAATCATCCACATGAATTGCCACAAGCAATAGCAGAAGCAAGAGAATTAAATAAAGCACACACGACTTTTATAGATTCTATTACTAAACACGCTGTCAATGGTAGGATACATGCAGACATAAATCAAATTAGATCAGATGATGGTGGAACTGTGACTGGAAGATTTTCAATGTCTAATCCTAATCTTCAACAAATTCCTGCGAGACATCCCGAACTAGGACCAATGATTAGATCTATTTTTATTCCTGAAGATAAATGTAAATGGGGTTCATTTGATTATTCACAACAAGAACCTAGAATTTTAGTGCATTATGCTAAACTACAAAATTTAGAAGGTGTAGATGGAATAGTAGAAGCATATCAAAAAGGCGACGCAGACTTTCACCAGGTTGTTGCTGATATGGCAGGCATAGAACGTAAACAAGCCAAAACAATTAATTTAGGTTTGATGTATGGTATGGGTAAAAATAAATTAATGGCTGAATTAGGATTGATGAAAGAATCAGCAGAAAAACTTATTAAACAATATCACACTAAAGCTCCATTTGTTAAACAGCTTATGGAAAATGTATCTAGAAAAGCAAATGATAGAGGAAAGATTAGAACTTTATTAGGTAGAGCGTGTCATTTTGATTTATGGCAACCTGTTCAATTTGGTGTTTTTAAACCATTACCATTAGAACAAGCTAGAAAAGAATATGATGAACCTTTAAAACGTGCTTTTACATACAAAGCATTAAATAAATTAATTCAAGGAAGTGCCGCAGATATGACTAAAAAAAGTATGGTAGCATTATATGAAAATGGTATAATACCTCATATACAAATTCATGATGAAGTAGATATTTCTATTGAATCTGTACAAAAAGCTGAAGAAATAATTACTATTATGGAATCAGCAGTTAAATTAGAAGTCCCAAATAAAGTTGATTATGAACAAGGAGACAATTGGGGCGAAATAAAATAATGAATGAGTTATTTAAATGCGAATACACCACCAATATATTGTCAAATTCGTAGAGAATATCTTTACGATCTTGATCCCAAACACAATAAAGAAAGTGAAGACTGTGTTATCTTCGGTATGGCAAGCATTCCGGGTAAACCTATCCTCTTTCACACACTACTTCCAAATGGTGCGTGCTACTGGAGATTGCCTATATCAGCGTTTTTCCAAAAAAGATTTTCTAGAACCGAAGTGCCCGATATGCAAGCACACGAATTGGAATTGTGGAATTGTTTTAGTTATTATCCTTCTATTACTTGTTTTGATTATCTAGTAGGGGAAAAATGTAAATATTTTGGTAGAGATAAAAAACTTTACAATGGAAAATATTTGTTTACAATTGACTGGGCTCATCCGGACAGTAACATCCTGGATGTTGAACATTCCGAGATTCCTCAAGAGCATAAGTGCGCTCATATTTTGGAACTCGCTAACGGCAATTTTGCTGCTCAACCTAACAATCGTATTCTTTGGCATATTAGTAGTTTTACTACTGGAGGAAATATACCTGATTATACGGTGCAAACTACGGAATGGAATGTTGAAAATTCTGGATTCATGACAGATGATACAGATAAAATGTTCTACGATATAAAAGATAAAAAGTAATTCTTATAGCGCTAATAAGATAGGGTGGTGAGGGAGACTAAACCACCCGGATAAATTATGATAGATAAAATATTAAATATAATTGAAAAATACTCATCTAAATTAAATGTATGGGCGTGGCAATTAAGATGGGGAAACAGGGAAAAAGGCTATGGATATAAAAGAAAATATAAATAGATGTAAAAAATGTCAGTGTAGATGTCACTGTAAAACAGAAATGCATGCAGATGTATACGGCCCTTGTACGTGTGGAGTTTGTGAATGCGATAACCCAAGTAATGATGGCGAGGAATGCTTATCATGTCAATAGAAGGTTTTAATTATGAAAAAATTAAATCCAATTTATTGGATAAAAAAATTTTGGAAAAAATACATCGATTGGTTATTCGATGGTTTTTATAAATAACTTATGTCAAAGATAACTGAAGAAACTTCTGTAAAAACTGATCTTAAAACGATTGGAATGATCATTGCTGGTGCAGGTTTTGCAGTCTATATGTACATTGGTATAACTAATACCATTAATACTTTAGAGACAAGACTTCAGTTAATGGAAGCTGA